ACGACCTATTCCGGTGCCTTTCTGGCTGATCTCGACCTTGATGAGGCGCAGTTTGAGGCGCTGCCGGAAGAAAAGCCCAGCGAACTCAGCGACTTACACTGATTGACCCGAACCTAGGCAGGGTAAGGGTCGCGAAAGGATCGCGATCACGATGCCGCGGTAAGGGTGGGGGGGATGCCAAAGAAGGCTGATCGGCGTAGCGAAATGGTCAGGCTCCATGGAGGCAATGCCTGTAACTCAGCCCTAATTTTCACGTCCCTCCCAAGGGGGGGCATAGCTTATGAGAGTACCTGAATGCAGAAATACATAATGCGAGCTGAGACAGCCTCAGACTTCCTGGATATGCCTGTAGGAACATTTGACGAGGCGATAGCCCCGTTCCTTGACTGCATCGTTATGGGTGATGACAGCTACTACATGACGGATGACGTGATGTTTGTCGTCAAATTATTTTTCAAGCGCCCGGAGACGGCGGAGATATTACCGTTCCCGCAATAGGGGGGCGGTCAATCTGAGAGTACCTGAAAAAATTACACAGTTTTGGGGTATGACCTTTTGGAGACAGGAGGTCTCAACCGGATGCTCGGAGCAGGCGAACCCTGTTGCCCTGCCCCATTTTTTGTTTCCGCGTAAATGGGAAAAGTCGATGAAAAAAATACGACTTTCCCTGATTGGTGAGAGTAGAAGATGAGTGATCTGACCGTCAGTCCAGTGACGTGGACCCAGATAGCGTTTCAGAAGGTCGAGAATCTCCGCACAGGAGCTTCTGGAGAGGTAGAGAGGGTAGTAGCGCAGGTAACAGAAACGACGCTCTACGCGGCTAAGAATGGCTCTGTGGATATCGTTACTACACAAACAGGTCAGAAAGTTAACGTATTGGTGTAATAATCTGCTATAAACTCCTCAATAGATTCAATTTGCAATCAATAGGTTATACTCGGCGGATGAATCCACTGGTAGAAGAGTTTTTAGCGGCGGGCGGGAAGATCACTTACCTGCCTTCAGGAGTGCCCTCAGACACGAATTCTTGCATGAACTGCAAGGGTCAGTTCCCCACGGAGTCACTCACGCTACAGGGCACGATACGGCGTTGCAGGAAATGTGTTGAGCGCAGAAACAACTTTAGGAGTAAGCGATGAGAACGGAAGCGGTAGAAAAAGATTTCTTTAACTGGGATCTGCATAACGGACGAACGGAGTACGAAGCAACTCCGATGCCGTATGACCACACGATAGATTACCTCGAGGAGCTGGTTACGGAGTGGCACCAAGCCCGGAACCTGATCGACGGATCATCTGACAAAGATCAGTTTGCCAAGCTGATTCAGGAGTGCGGTGAGCTGTCAGAGAGCATCTGCAAGGATCGTAGTGTTGCGGATGATATCGGCGACATCATGGTGGTTCTGATCAACATCGCGGCTCGAAACAACCTCAACTTGAACCAGTGCTTAGGCACCGCCTACAACGACATCAAGGACCGCAAGGGACGCATGGTGGACGGCGTTTTCGTTAAAGAGGCTGATAACCACTAGTGGCTAATGTGCCCACCGACAAGGCGCTGTATGCCCGTGTGAAGGCTGCGGCGAAAAAGAAATTCAAGGTCTACCCGTCAGCCTATGCGAATGGCTGGCTGGTACAGGAATACAAGCGGCGCGGTGGCAAATACAAAACGGTGAAGAGCAGTGGCAAAAAAGGGAAGTAGCTTAGATCGCTGGTTCAAGGAGGAGTGGGTCGATATCAAGACCGGCAAGTCCTGTGGTCGCAAGAAGGGCGAGAAGCGAGCCTATCCCGCCTGTAGACCCAGTAAGAGGGTTTCCGCGAAAACTCCAAAAACGGCTTCTGAGATGAGCGCCAAAGAGAAGGCTAAGTTCAAGAAGAAGAAGACCTCGAGCAAGCGTATTGACTACAACCACAAGCGGACGAAATGAGCGATGTCAGAGAAGAAGTCGGACTCGAAGCTGAAGAACGCCGGGGTGAGCGGCTACAACAAGCCCAAGCGTACTCCAAGTCATCCTACGAAATCGCACGTTGTAGTTGCCCGGAATGCCAAGGGAGAAACCAAGACGATCAGATTCGGGCAGCAGGGCGTGAAAGGCGCAGGGAAGAATCCCAAGACCGCCAAGGATAAGGCTCGGAAGAAGAGCTATTACGCCAGACACAATGCTCAGGATTCCAAGCCAGACATCCTGTCAGCTCGGTATTGGTCACATAAAACTAAGTGGTAAGGAGGCTCTATGTTTAAGCCATGTGCATCATGCAAAAGCAAAGCTAAGTGCAAGAAAGCTAAGAAATGTTCAAAGAAATCAGGTAGTTACAGGAAGTGAAGAAGAAGAGCTGCGATCACCGCGAGACTATGTATGGCAAAGGCGATCTCCGTCGCCCGACAGATCATAAGAAGTTTGGCGACAACTATGACCGTATCTTCGGGAAGAAGGAGGCGAAGCGTGGGTGAGATCGTATTGCAGCGCTGGGCTTATCACCCTGACGCAACTCTGGGAATCATCAAGTTCGCTGACATTGAGTTCTGGTCGGTAGAGCGTCCGTGGCTAGACAACAAGCCAAACATCTCTTGCATTCCTGAAGGTGAGTACAAGCTCAAGTGGCGAGAGTCCCCTAAGTTCGGACCGACTTGGCAGCTCGAGGATGTTCCGGGTCGCACCCACATACTCATCCATAGCGCCAATTTTGCGTACCAGCTTCAGGGTTGTATCGCGCTGGGCACAGATCTGATGGGTGACACCATCGCTGTGGCTAACAGCCGCAAAGCCGTGAGTCTCTTTGAGGAAGTAACAGAGGGCGGTGAATGGACGCTGAAGGTAAAAAATGCCGCATATGCGGCGTTGGAATAGCCCGTCAACACCGGCTCATTTGCAACCAATGCAAGCACATCCGGGACAAGACCAAGTGGAAAGACAACTACGAGGCTTATATCGGTAGTCGGATACGGATCGCAAAGACCCGTGCGAAGAAGAATGGCACGTCCTTCGATATCGATAAGGAGTTCATTCTGGATCTGCTGATCGCTCAGGAGCATAAGTGCGCGGTGACAGGTCTACCGTTTACTCGTACCGGTGATCATGTTGATTACGACCTCAGCATTGATCGCTTGGATTCGGATCTTGGATACGAGAAGGACAACGTGGTTCTGGTGTGTAACAGAGCCAACGTAATGAAGAACAATATGTCGCTGCCAATGTTTGTTTGGTGGTGCAAAGCAGTAGCTAACTATGACGAAGATCGAAGAAGCCGCCTACAAACTTAAAGGCAACTTCCCCTTGTACGCCAAGAACGTACTGAAAATCGTCACTAAGGAAGGGGTGGCTAAGCCTTTTGTTCTGAATCAGGGGCAGATGTGGCTGCACAACCGTCTCGAGGAGCAGATGCAGAAGCAGGGCAACATCCGCGCTCTGGTCCTCAAGGCTAGACAGGTCGGCATCTCGACCTATGTAGAGGGTAGGTACTTCTGGAAGATCACCCAGAACCGTAACGCCAACGCTTTCGTGCTGTCTCACCTAGCTGAATCAACGAACTCGATCTTCAACATGGTTCGTTATTTCTACGACAACATTCCGCACCCTGCGTTTAAGCCGCCGTTGTCCACTCAGACCGCTACAACGCTTGTGTTTGACGAGATCAACAGCCGATACCGTGTAGGTACAGCCCGATCCACACAGACTGGACGAGGGCAAACAAACCGCTTTGTGCATGGCTCTGAGGTGGCTTTCTATCCCCAGGGTAATGACATTGTTGCTGGTCTACTCCAAACGGTTGGCGGTAAGGACAGCGAGGTGATCCTAGAAACCACGGCGAATGGAGCTGGTGGTTGGTTCTACGATCAGACGATGAAGAGTCTGCGTGGAGAGACTGAGTGGCAGGTTTGCTTCATCCCGTGGTTCTGGATGCCCGAGTACATTCGCAAGCCTAGTCCGTACTTCGAGGCAACGCCGGAAGAGTACAAGCTGGCGCAGCAGTATGGGCTGAGTGATGAGCAGTTGTGTTTCCGCCGCGCAAAATTAGACGAGCTGGGTAGTACTGATCTGTTCCGGCAGGAGTATCCCTCCACACCGTTAGAGTCCTTCCTGACCTCTGGTCGCTGCTTCGTTGAGGACAAGTGCCTTCGTGCAGCGGAAGACGAGTGCTACACCCCGGACTTCCGTGGGGATTATCGCAACGGTGCGCTGCAAGCCCATTCCAGCGGTCCATACAAAGAGTGGTTTCCGCCTGTGCAGGAGGACGCCTACGTCATAGGCGTGGACGTTGCTGAGGGGCTGTCATACGGGGACTACAGCGTGGCTCAGGTCTTGGATTCTTATGGCAGGCAGGTTGCCTGTTGGCACGGTCATGTGGACCCTTGGGAGTGGGGGAATCTCATATCTCAGCTCGGTCAGCGCTACAACAATGCGTATGTGATCGTGGAGCGGAACAACCACGGTCTGACTACCTTGCGTCGGTTGCAAGAGATCAACTACCCCAACATGTTCATCGAGTCATCCGTGGATGGAGCCTATGGAGATAAGCTCACAAAACGGGGTGGTTTTCTCACCACGAGCAAGACTAAACCGCTGATCGTGGACAACATGGCTGCGCTCCTCAGACAGGAAGAATCCGGCATCGCGGACATCGAGCTGGTGAACGAATTACGGACGTATGTCATTGATGAGAAAGGGAGTTTTAATTCTCAGCAGGGGTGTTATGATGATCGGGTTATGGCTTATGCTATAGCCCTGCACGGACTCGCTTCAATGCCCAGACCAAGGGCAAGAATCATACAACGACGATATGAGTCGGTTGACTCTGTGGCGGGTTATTGATGGCTGAGTACGAGTTAGACGTTCCTGAAGACGACGCAGAATACGATGGCAACCAAGACCAAGAGCTGGTCAATTTGGGCGCTAGGCTTTCTGACGTGTTTCAAGAATACAAAGACGCTCGCAAAGAAACCGAGAACGAGTGGCTTAAAGATCTCCGTCAGTATCAGGGTCAGTATGAGCCAGACGTTCTAGCGCGGCTGAATGAGAGTGGCGCTCGATCAAAAGTCTTCGTTGGTCTGACCAGAACAAAGGTCATGGCGGCGTACAGCCGGATCATTGACCTGTTATTCCAGTACGGCGATTTATATTTCGCCATACATCCAACCCCCGTTCCTATGATCAGCCCAATCAAAGCCATGCAGATGCGCGAGATGGCTATGCAGCAAGTTGTCGCTGCTTCGGGCGGCATGGACCCTGCGATGAATCAGGATCTGATTGCAGCCCGGATGATGGAGCTGGAAGACGAGTTTATTGAGGCTGAGAAAGATGTCGCGGAGAAAGCTGCTGAGGCTATGACTCT